GAGGTTGCGGGCTTTTGCCTGCGACCGAGCTTTGCAGCGCTTGTCGCGGCGGAGGAAGAATTGGGGCCGCTCTTCGCGCTGGTGGATCGAGCCGCCGAAGGCCAGTTGCGCCTTGCCGAGATGGTCGCGCTCTTCTGGCATTGCCGCATGGGGTGTGACCTGACGCGCGATGATTTTGCCGAGCGCGTGGCAGCGGCGGGGCTGGCTTCGGCTACGCCTGCGCTGCGCACATTGCTCGGGCAAATCCTGAAAGGCCGCTGATGTTTGGCGCGGTCGCGCAGCGTCTCGCCGGGTTGGCAGGCGCGCTGCTGGGCTGGCGACCCGACGAGTTCTGGCGCGCGACGCCCGAAGAACTGGCGGGTGTCATCGCAGCGTTCGCCCCGCCGCCCGACCTGCCCGCCACGCCCGATATTGACCGATTGATGGAGATGTTTCCCGATGGATGAGGAGATTGAACGGCTGGTCGTTGCCGTGCGCGCCGACACGCAGGGCTTTGCCCGCGATGTGGCCGAGATGCGCGGCGCGCTTGAAGGCTCGTTTGGCGATGGCGTGGATCGTGCCGGGCGTCTGCTCGAAGGCTCGCTCGTCCGCGCGATCCGCACCGGCAAGCTCGGCTTTGAAGATCTGAAGCGCACCGCGCTTGCGACGATGGCCGAGATTGCGGCCTCGACAATCCGCTCGGGGCTTGGCTCGGTGTTGGGCAGTGGCGGCGGGCAGGGCGGACTGCTTGGCCTTGGCACGGCGTTGCTCGGCTCGGTGCTCGGGCTTCCCGGACGCGCGACGGGCGGGCCAGTGGCGCCGGGGCGCGGCTATCTGGTCGGCGAGCGCGGGCCGGAATTGTTCGTGCCGACATCAAGCGGCAGCATCGCGCCTACGGCTTCAGGCGCCGCGCGTGATGTGCGCGTGTCGATTTCGGTCAATGCGCCTGCGGGGGCCGCGCCCGACATGCTCGCGCGCTCCAGCCGCCAGATTGCGCGCGCCGTGCGCGGCGCGCTGTTGCGGGAGGATTGAGCTCATGGCCTATTGGCTTGCACAGTCCGGAGACGCGCAGCAGCATGCGCATGTGAAGCGCTTCGACCCCGTTTATTGGAGCGTCGATTTCCCGCGCCCGATGATGGCGTCAGTCACCACTACAGCGCCGCACGCGCTGCGCGTCGATGCCGTTTTCTACCGCGCCAATGATCTTGCGGGCCTCATCTGGGCGTCTGAAGACCGGTTCGATCATCCACTGCTCGCTTATGAAACCGCGCGCGACTATCGCGGGTTGACGCTGCGTTTCCACTGGCGGTCCGCCGGGCTGTTGCCGCTCGATGCCGTCAACGGCCCGACGCTCACCATCGAAGGGCGTGACGCAGCGGGCCAGCCGCGCTCGTGGTATGTGCGGCTTTGGAACTATGCGGTCGGCACGCCTGAGGATGCCGACATTGCGCTTGATTTCGATGCGCTGGCGGGCGGATTTCTCCATCCGGCAGAGGCCGATCCGGTCTGGGCGGGCGACATTGACCGCATGTTCGTGTCGCTCGTGCCGCCCGGCTATTCGGGCGTCGATGCGCCGCTTGCTGCCCCCGTGGAAGCCTGGGTCGAGATGAGCGACCTGAGTTGCGATGGGCCGGGCTCGACGCTGTTGCTCGGCGATGTGATGGTGCCGCCGCACGGCCTTGCCATCGCGACGGGCTATGACGATGCCTATCACCTCACCCCCGCACGGCTGGTGCGCAACGCCTTCCTCTTGGGCTATCGCGGGGCGATAAATCACTATGTCGGCATGAGCCATTATTTCCGGCTCGGAAGCGATGGGCTGGTGACGCTGGCGGGCGGCGCGCTCAATGCGCCCTGCGCTGCGTGGCACAGTGATTTCGCGGCGCGGGCAATGGCGCATGGCTTTGGCCTGATCGTCTCGCTCTCCTACGAATTGTTCGACGCGCATTGCCCCGAAGCATGGAAGCAGCGCGCCTTTGATGGCGCGCCTGCGCTCACCGGATGGGTGCCGCCGTCCACTGTGCTCTCGCCGGCAAAGGCCGAGGCGATGGGCTATCTTCAGGCCGTGGCTCGCGCGTTCATGGCGCTGGTGGTGGCTGCCGGGCAGGCGCCGCGTTTTCAGCTGGGCGAGCCCTGGTGGTGGGTCATGCCCGATGGGCGCATCTGCCTTTATGATGCCGCCGCGCGGGCGGCGCTTGGCGGCACTCCGGTCGAGATCGCCACTGTGCGTTCGGGCGCGCTGAGCACAGCGCAAAAGGCGCTGCTCGATGCGGCAGGCGCGCTTCTGGCGCAATCGACCGCCGCGATGATGGCCGCTGTCCGGCAGGATCACCCCGCCTGTGAGGCGCTGTTGCTCGCCTATCTACCAACGCTGCTGGACCCGGCGGCACTCGAGCTGCGCCGCGCCAATCTGCCGCTTGGTTGGGCGTCGCCGGCTTTCGATATTCTTCAGCTTGAGGAGTATGACTGGGTGACGGCAGGCGATAGCGCCGCGAGCGCCCAAGGCCGCGCCGAGGTTGAGGCCCGGCTCGGCTATCCGCGCGCGCGCCAGCATTATCTTTCGGGCTTTGTCCTGACGCCGGATCGCGCCGACCAATGGGCCGCCATCGAAACGGCTGCGCGCGATGCGCTGGCGGGCGGTGTTGCCCAAGGCTTCATCTGGGCGCTGCCGCAAGTGCTGCGCGACGGCTTCACCACATTCAGCATGGGAGACGAGGCAATGCAGGCCTTTGACGATGTCGATTTTCCGCTGGCGATTGGCCGCGCGGCAGAAGTCAGCACGCGCTTTTCAACCGCCATTGTCACGACGGCCTCTGGCCATGAGCAGCGCAATGCCGATTGGGCGAGCGCGCGGCTGCGCTTTGAGGCAGGGCCGGGCGTCCGCTCGGAAGCCGATCTCCAGACGCTCATCGCCTTTTTCCGCGCGCGGCGGGGTGCGGCCAAGGCTTTCCGTTTCCGCGATCCGCTGGACCATAGCTCGCAGGCCATGTCGGGAGTGCCGGCGCCCTTTGATGTCGTTCTCGGCATGGGCGATGGCACGACGACGCGGTTCGATCTGGTCAAGCGCTATGGCGCGGGCGCGGAGGCCGAGATGCGGCGCATCACGCATCCCGTCGTGGCCTCGCTCCGCTTGGCTATCGACGGCAGCGAGCAGATGACAGGCTGGACGCTGGAGCCCGGCGGCGTGGTGCGCTTTTCAACCGCGCCCGATGTGGGGGCCGAAATCACAGCGGGCTTCCTATTCGATGTGCCGGTGCGCTTTGAGAGCGACCGGCTCGACATTGCGGGCCACAGCTTTGCGGCGGGCGAGGCACCGAGCGTGCCGTTGATCGAAGTGCGCGGCGCATGAGTGCGTGGTTTGCAGCCGAGCTGACGACACTGGCCTTTTGCTGGCGGCTCGACCGGCGCGATGGCGTCGCTTTGGGTTTCACCAGCCATGATCGTGATCTTCGCATGGGCGGCTTTCTGTTTCGCGCTGCGCCGGGGATGGTCCCGTCTGCGATTGAACAATCCTCGGGGTTGGAGGCCGACGCGCTTTCGCTGTCGGGCGCGATCATTTCCGATGGGCTGAGCGAAGCCGATCTTGTGGCGGGCCGCTGGGATGGCGCGCGGCTCCGGCTCTGGGCAGTGGACTGGTCCGCGCCAGACATTGGCGCGCGCCTGTTGCTGTCGGGAGAGCTTGGTGCGGTCGAAGCGGAGGACCGCGCCTTTTCGGTCGATCTTGTCGGGCCAAAAGCCGGTCTCGATCAGCCCGTCACCGAGGCGACATCGCCGCATTGCCGGGCGCGGCTGGGCGACACAAGATGCCGCGCCGACATGGCCGGGCGCACGCACTTGCTGCGCGTGACCGGCGGCGCGGGCAGGGTGCTGGAAGTGGCGGAGACGCTCATGCCGGACATCTATGCCTTTGGCACGCTGCGCTGGGCGGACGGGCCGCAAGCGGGCCTCTCGGTCGGCGTGCTCGCCAATGATGCGCACAGCGTCACGCTCGCCGGAGGTGTGGACGTCGAGATCGCGCCGGGCCTGCTGGTGGAACTCACACAGGGCTGCGACCGGCGTCTTGCGACTTGTGCCGCGCGCTTTGGCAACGCGATCAACTTCCGGGGCGAGCCGCATCTGCCGGGCAATGACGTGCTGATGCGCTATGGCGGGTGAGGCCATTGTCGTCCGCGCCCGTGCGCTGATCGGCATTCCCTTCCGCCTTCATGGCCGTGATGCGCTCGGCCTGGATTGCGTGGGGCTGGCGATGCTCGCCTATGGCGTGAGCGGCATCGCTGCCGATTATGGCCTGCGTACCAACGACATCGCCCGCTGGCGCGCATTGCTCGATGCGCGTCTAGCCTGCCGACCAGAGGCGAGGCTGGCACCGGGCGATCTTCTTCTTTTGCAGGCAGGCGCGGCACAGCTTCACCTCGCGATCTGGACGGGCACGGGCTTCGTGCATGCGCATGCCGGGCTCCGTCGCGTCGTCGAGACGCCGGGGCCGCCGCCCTGGCCGCTGCTCGGCGCATGGTTTTCCCGAAAGGAGTGATGATGGCGACTTTGGTTTTGACTGCGGTCGGCTCTGCAATTGCGGGGCCGATTGGGGCTGCCATTGGCGCCATGGCCGGTCAGCGCGTGGATCAGATGCTGTTTGCGCCCAAGGCCCGCAGCGGTGCGCGGTTGGCCAGTCTTGCGGTGCAGACCTCCACCTATGGCAGTTCACTGCCCAAGGTCTTCGGGCGGATGCGCGTTTCGGGTGCGGTCATCTGGGCGACCGATTTGCGCGAAGAGCGCAAAACCGTGTCGCAAGGCAAGGGCCGCCCCAAGGCGACCGTCTATAGCTATTCGGCATCGTTTGCCGTGGCACTGTCAGCGCGGGCGGCGGTCCGCGTCGGACGCATCTGGGCCGATGGCAAGCTGCTGCGCGGCGAGGCGGGCGACTTCAAGGTGGAAACGGGGTTTCGCTTTTACGCCGGCACCGAAGACCAGATGCCCGATCCGCTGATCGCGTCGGCAG